GTTCTCCGACAATCACCGTATCTGGCGGGTATAGGGTTTATAACTGGACGGGTTCCGGCTCGATAACTTTCTAATGGCGCACTTTGCAAAAATTGAAAACGGTCTGGTAACGCAGGTTATTGTTGTCGGTAACGCTGACACGGCAAACGCTGAAGGCGTTGAGCTTGAGCATATCGGCGCGGCGTTCTGTGAGCGTTTGCTTGGCGGTGATTGGAAACAGACTAGCTACAACGGCAAGATGCGTAAGAACTACGCCGGGATTGGCTACACCTTTGACGCAGCGCGTGACGCGTTTATTGCTCCGCAACCGTTTCCGTCTTGGGTTTTGAACGAACAGACTTGCCAGTGGGAAGCGCCTGTGCCTATGCCTACAGACGGAAAAAGATATAATTGGGACGAAGCAACCCTAAATTGGATTGAAAATAACTAAACCTTACCAGTGAGGTTCACTGGGGATTCCAAGGAATCAAGCCATGTCTGACGAAGTAATAGCGGAAGTACCCGCGCCGGAACAGGTTGCTACGGCAGCGCCTGCGCCTGAGATAGTAGCGCCGGAAGCAGCGCCCGAAGGTGAACCGAAAGAGATTCCGAAACTATTTAGCCAGGATGATCTGGATGCCGCCATCGGCAAACGACTTGCAAGAGAGCAGCGAAAGTGGGAACGCGAAGCACGGCAGGCCGAAGCACCAAAGCCCGTCCCTGTAGAGCATGTTAAGCCGGAACAGTTTACGACGACTGAGGAATACGTTGAGGCATTGACGACTTCCAAAGCAGCGCAGATTGTCCAGCAGCAACAATACGCGAAACAGCAACAGGAGTTGCTTGGTAACTATCACGAGAAGGAAGAAGATGCGCGAGGCAAATACGAGGACTTTGAACAAGTCGCGTATAACCCCAAGCTACCGATTACCAACGTGATGGCCCAAACCATTCAAGCCTCGGATAACGGCCCGGATATTGCATATTATCTCGGCGCAAACCCCAAGGAAGCTGACCGCATATCCCGCCTTGAACCGTTCTTGCAGGCCAAAGAGATAGGAAGATTGGAAGCGAAGGTTGCTTCCGAACCCGTTACAAAACGCACATCCAGCGCACCTGCGCCGATTTCACCTGTTACTGCTCGCGGAAATCATTCCGGCAATTTTGATACCACAGACCCAAGGTCAATTAAAAGCATGACCACAACCCAGTGGATTGAAGCTGATAGAGCTAGACAAGTGAAAAAGCAGGAAGCAAGGAACCGCTAACTACTTTTAGGAGTTTTTCATGGCTAATAGCCTGCTTACCATTGATATGATTACCCGGAAATCTCTGGAAATTCTGGAGAACAACCTGGTAATTTCCCGCAATTGCAACAAAGAATACGACGACAGCTTCGCCGTCGAAGGTGCCAAGATTGGTTCGACCCTGCGGATTCGTCTGCCGGATCGCGCGCTGGTGACGGACGGCGCCGCCCTGCAAGTTCAGGACGACAACGAGCAATACACCACGCTGACGGTTTCCAGCCAAAAGCACATTGGCATTAACTTTACCTCTGCCGAACTGACGATGCAGTTGGACGACTTCGCGGAACGTGTTCTCAAACCGCGTATCAGCCAATTGGCGTCCAGTGTGGATGCTGACGTTGCCAACGCCTACAAGTCTATTTACGCTACGGTTGGCACTCCGGGCACCACGCCGGCTACCGCGCTCGTTCTGCTGCAAGCGCAACAGAAGCTGAACGAATCGGCTACGCCTATGTCGCCGCGCTACGCAACCGTAAATCCTGCCGCTAACGCTGGCCTGGTAAACGGCATGACGGGATTCTTTAACCCAACGGGCACGATCTCCCGCCAGTTCAAGACAGGCATGATGGGTGAGGGTGTTCTCGGCTACGACGAAATGAATATGTCGCAGTCGATTGTTAACCACACCGTCGGTAGCCTTCCGGTTGCGCCCATCTGCGCGTCTACCGTTCCTGCCGTTCAAGGTGCAGCGACGCTGGACATTACGTACACCAGCGGCACCAAGACCATCAAGCAAGGCGATGTGTTTACCATTGCGGGCGTGAACGCGGTCAACCCGCAGACGCGTCTTAGCACGGGTAGCTTGCAACAGTTTGTCGTGACTGCTGACCAGACCCTGACCAGCACCTCGGCTACCATTGCGTTCTCGCCGCCGATGTATACCGCGACCAATGCGTTGGCTACGGTTGACGCGTTTCCGGCGGCTTCGGCTGCGCTGGTGTTTGTGGGAACCGCGTCTACCACCTACCCGCAAAACTTGGTTTACCACAAGAACGCGATTACGCTGGCTACGGCTGACCTCTTGCTTCCGCAGGGTGTCGATATGGCTTCACGCCAAGTGCATAACGGTATCTCGATGCGTATCGTGCGTCAGTACGATATCAACAACGACCGTATGCCTTGCCGTGTTGACGTGCTGTATGGCTATTCAGTCATTCGCGCGCCGATGGCCTGCCGTATCTGGGGTTGATAAAACCGCCCTCGCATAACGCGGGGGCATCTTAATTTTTAGGAGAAACAATCATGGCACTTCCCTCAGTTGGTGGCGGCTATCAATACACCGATGGCAACCAAAGCGAACCAGTAATGGAAACTCAAGCGGCGCCCGGAACGGCAACCGCAACGGCAACGCTGACTGTTGCTCAACTCACCGGCGGTCTTTTGGTGTGCGATCCGACAGCTTCCGCAGCGTCTTACACGATGCCTACTGCGGCGGCAATCGATGCGGTAATGACCAACCTTAAAACCAACAGTTGTTTTCTGTTAAACGTGGTTAACCTTGGCACTTCGTCTGGCGTTCTTACGTTTGTTGTTGGCACGGGCATTACTTCGGTTGGTAACCTTTTGGTTGCTATCACCGGCAGTGCGGCTGGCGTTGGTGGCGCGGCACAGTTCTTGTTCCGCAAAACCGGCACGGCAGCGTATTCGGTGTATCGGATAGCTTAAGTAACAACACCTCGCGGTGTAATAGCCGCGAGGTGGTTTTTAAGGAATATCATGGTCATTTACATGCGGCACCCCGTTCACGGTAACAAGGTCGCTATTGCAGAGGCCGAAGCGGTATACGATGAAACGAACGGTTGGGAACGCTACGACGTTGGCGCGCTGTTGCGCCCTTCGCCGCCCGAATCGGTAAACGAATTGGCAAAACCTCGCGGCAGGCCGCGTAAGGAGCTTGCGGCATGACGACCACGGCTGGCGATCAGATCAATGGCGCGTTGCGGCTAATTGGTCAATTGGCCGAAGGCGAAACGCCATCTGCGGCGACTTCGCAAGACGCTTTGACCGCAATGAACCAGATGCTGGATAGCTGGTCATCTGAGCGTTTGGCTGTGTTCTCGACGCAAGACCAAGTGTTTACTTGGACGCAAAATCTTAGCTCACGAACGCTTGGGCCTACTGGCGATTTTGTAGGCAACCGTCCGGTGTTGGTTGACGATTCAACTTATTTTGTTGACGTTAGCAACGGCATCAGTTTTGGCATCAAGCTGATAAACCAACAGCAATACAACGGCATTGCAGTAAAAACAGTGACTAGCACTTACCCGCAAGTCATGTTTGTAGATATGACAATGCCGGACATAGAAATGACAATCTACCCGGTGCCAACTACGGCGTTGGAATGGCACATTATTAGCGTTAACGAGTTGGCCGAACCGGCTACGCTGATAACGGAGCTAGTCATTCCTCCCGGCTATCTTCGGGCGTTTCGGTTTAACCTGGCGGCAGAGATTGCTGCTGAGTTTGGCGTTGAGCCACCGCCCCAAGTGCAACGGATTGCAATGAGTAGCAAGCGCAACATCAAGCGGATCAATAACCCCGACGATGTGATGAGCTTGCCGTATAGCATTGTAGCAACTCGCCAACGGTTCAATATCTATAGCGGCAATTACTAAGTGAAGTCGCCCATCTTAGGCGGTAGCTACGTAGCCCGGTCGGTCAACGCCGCCAATAACCGCATGGTCAACTTGTTTCCCGAAGTGGTGCCGGAGGGCAGCGGGGGGAAAGAGGCGGGCTTTCTGATGCGGTGCCCAGGCTTGCGTCTGATTACGACCGTGGGCGCCGGGCCGATCCGTGGGCTGTGGGTGACTAACGGCGTAGCCTACCTAGTGTCCGACGATAAGTTCTACAGCCTGACTACCAATTACGTTGCCACCCTACTCGGCACCGTAACCGGCAGCGGTCCGGTTAGCATGGCAGACAATGGCACGCAGATATTCATTGCCTGTAACCCGTTTAGTTACATCTACAACATATCCACGGCGGTGTTTGCCCAAATTACGGACGATGACTTCCCCGGCGCTGGCTCGGTTGGCTATCTAGACGGTTACTTTGTATTCAACGAGCCAAACTCGCAAAAGTTTTGGGTGACTAGTCTGCTGGACGGCACAGCAATCGACCCGTTAGATTTTGCCAGCGCGGAAGGCTATCCTGACGATGTGATAGCTTTGATCGTAGACCACCGCGAGGTGTTCTTGTTTGGTAACACTAGCGTTGAGGTTTGGTATGACGCTGGAACGCCGGACTTCCCGTTAGCGCGGATTCAAGGCGCGTTTATGGAGGTCGGTTGTGAAGCTGCATATTCGGTAGCCAAGCTAGACAACAGCGTGTTTTGGTTGGGTTCGGATGCTAGGGGTCGTGGCATCGTCTACCGCGCCAACGGCTACACGCCCGCGCGGATATCGACCAACGCTGTCGAATATATCATCCAAAGCTACGGCAACATTACCGATGCAATTGGCTACACTTACCAGCAAGACGGCCACCCGTTCTACGTGCTGATATTCCCGTCTGCCGGGGCTACATGGGTTTACGACGTGTCCACGCAATTGTGGCATGAGCGCGCCGCTTTTGAAAACGGGCAATTTACTCGTCACCGCAGCAATTGCCAAATGTCGTTTAACAACGAGATTGTGGTGGGCGACTACGAGGACGGGCGTATCTATGCCTTTGACCTTGACGTTTACGCTGACGACGACCAGACACAGAAGTGGTTGCGGTCGTGGCGCGCATTGCCCGCCGGTCAAAATAACCTCAAGCGCAGCGCGCACCACAGCTTGCAGCTTGACGCTGAAACGGGCGTTGGGCTTGCCCAAACACCGGGCATGGAGTCTAAATATTTATTGACCGAAGCCGGGCTATACCTTACGACTGAAGCTGACGCCTATTTAGTTACCGAAGAACTTCTTGCGACAGCCGGTTACGACCCCCAGGTTATGCTGCGCTGGTCGGACGACGCGGGGCATACGTGGTCAAACGAACACTGGAACTCAATGGGCCGGATTGGGGTTTACGGTTTTCGCACCATCTGGCGCCGGCTCGGCATGACGGAGAAAATCCGCGACCGGGTGTATGAAGTGTCCGGCACCGATCCGGTCAAAATTGCCATTGTAGGTGCTGAACTGTTCGTCACTCCAACGAGTAGCTAGTGGCCGAACTTAACATCACCAATATCCCCGCGCCTCGGGTGCCGTTCGTTGACGAACGCACCGGCCTAATGGCGCGGGAATGGTATCGGTTCTTTCTTAATATGTTTGTCTTGACCGGCAGCGGCAGCAACCCGACCACGCTGGACGAGCTGCAACTTGGGCCACCTAGTCAACCCATCAGCAACGCCGGCAGCGGCACGGTTACTAACCTCTCGGTAGTATCGGCTAACGGTTTTGCCGGCACGGTAGCAACCCCAACAACCACCCCCGCGATCACGCTCTCGACAACCATTACCGGCGTGCTTAAGGGTGACGGCACGGCGATGTCTGCGGCGGTTGCCAATGTTGACTATGTTCCGCTGTCTACCGTCCTGACCAAAACGGCTGACTACACGATCACGGGGACGGACACCTGGATTATCAACAACAAGACAGGTTCGACGTTTACGTTGACCTTTCCCCTTGCGTCAGCTTGGACTGGCCGGTATATCTCGGTCAAAAACATGCAAGCGCAAACAGTGGTGTCGGCAACCAGCAATGTGGTGCCTATCGACAGCACAACCGCAGGGACAGCTATTCTTTTGGCTGTTGTGGGAAACTGGGCTACTCTGGTGTCAGACGGCACTAATTGGGTCATTATGCAGACCGCGCCCAATAACATCCTACTTTTGGAATAGGCCATGACTGTTACCGTAAAAGTGCTGATACCAGCCAAAACCGCCGAATCCGCGCAAACCACGCAATATACGGCGTCCAACGTCACCACAATTATTGACAAGTTTACCGCGACTAACTTTAGCGCCAGCCCGGCGACCTTGAGCGTCAATCTGGTCACTTCGGGCGACACGTCGGGCAACCAGAACCTGATTACCAAGACCAAGACGCTATCCGCTGCGGAGGTATATACTTTCCCCGAGATTGTCGGTCAGGTGCTGGTGACGGGCGGGTTTATCTCGACCATTGCCGGAACGGCTACGGCGATCAACATTCGCGCTTCAGGGCGGGAGGTTAGCTAGTGGACGCGGTTACAGTTCTTGCGCCGGAACGCGTAAAGCGTTTGGAAACCGAGTTATTAAAACTGCCGCAAGCAAGTATTGTGACTGAACATATTTTTAACCCCGGCGTATACGAACGAAAAATTACCATTCCTCCGTGGACAATCTTAACCGGCGCGGAGCATAAGACCGCTTATCGCGTGCGGGTAGAGAAAGGCACAATTGCGGTTACGACTGACGCGGGGGTAAAGGTTGTAACGGCGCCGGTGGAATTCGACGCGCCAGCAGGCGCGCAACGGGCCGGACGAGTATTTGACGACGAGGTTGTGTGGGTAGATATATACGATAACCCCGATAACTGCACCGATATCCCCGCATTGGAATCGCGGCTATACGTAGTGCCCGATATTGGTTTGGCAAATAGCCGAACCGCAGTTCAAAAAGCCCGGGTAGATTACGGCGCGTTTTTGTTTCAGATGGGCATGAATCAAAACGATATGGACGCGATAGTTAAAATTGAAACCGACGTTATAGATATGCCGAAGGATTACGCGGTAGAGTTAAAAGAATCGCCAATTCACGGTAAAGGTTTATTTGCGCAACAAGTTTTTCAAGTTGGCGAAGTAGTCTGCCCCGGCAGGGTAAAAGGTTGTAGGACGCCCGGCGGTCGGTTTATCAACCATGCTTACGAGGCTAACATTAAACCGATTATGGTGGGTGACGACATATACGCCGTAGCAACACGCGAAATACAGCCCGGCGAAGAATTACTTGTGGATTACCGCGCGTCGATGCGCGTCAATTTTGGTTTTGCATTACCAGGAGAATTAGTATGAGTGGATGGGTTGCAGGAGCCGTAGCAGTCGGCAGTGTAGCCGGGGGATATTTTGCCAATAAAGCTGCCGAAAATGCCGCAGATAAGTCGGCTGAAGCGTCTGCCGCCGCCGTTGCTGAGCAGCGCCGGCAATACGACACAAGCCGCGCCGATTATGCGCCGTATCTTGCGGCTGGCACTACGGCAGTCAATCGGTTGGGGGCGGGTGTAAAGGCTGACGGTGAATTCGGCTCAACCATGCCGTTTGATTTTCGATACGACGCAAACGCTGATCCAGGCACTGCGTTCCGTATGTCGGAAGGCGTAAAGGCACTCGACCGTAGCGCAGCTAGCCGTGGCGGTCTGTTGTCTGGCGCAACGCTTAGAGGCGTAGAACGCTACGCACAAGACTTGGGTAGCCAAGAATTCCAAAACGCGTTTAACCGCTACACAACCGGCTTCAACGCCAACACGGGCGAGCGTAACCAGCTTTTCAACCGCCTGTCGGGTGTAGCCGGGACAGGTCAAACGGCGGTTAGGGACGTTACAACGCAGGGCGCAACTACAGCCGGTAACATCGGCAACGCCTACATGACCAACGCCGCTAACCAAGGCAACGCGGGGATGGCCGGCGCGGCGATGCGTAACTCGGCGTTTAGCGGCGGCGCAAATGCGCTAGGCCGGCTGTATGGTAATTACGGGCGATCACCATACGGTGCAGGCCAACAGTTAAGCAATCAATACGGATACGGAAACGTATACGGCGCGGGGGGTGGAGGCTACGATACGGGCATAGAGCAAGGCGTAGAAGGCAACTTTTAACCGTGCTAACGCCAAAACATACCAACAGGACAAATCATGGCTGAACTTAATTTTGGACTATTGACCCCGCCCGGCTCGCAGTCTATTGGCAATGCGTTTACGCAGGGTATGGATCAAGCGGCGGCGGCTAGGGCGCAAGAGAATCAGAACGCAATGGCTCAATACACCTTGGGCAAAGCAAAGCGGGAAGATGCCCAACAAAACGAGCTATACAACGCAGTGCGTCAACCAGGTTTTAAATTAGATATCGGCACAGCTATGCGGTTTGGCGCGCCGGGGTTAGCCGCGTTCAAAGCGCAAGAAGAAGCAACAACGCGCGGTGTAGATTTTCAAATTAAACAAGAAACATTGCGGGGGCTACCAAATAAGAGATTGCTTGATGAAAGCAATCTTATAGATAAATCATTATCTCGGTATCAAGGCCAAGTGGCAACGGTACAAGCGGCGCCCGCCGTGGAAGCGTATGTGCGGCGAACATACGCCGATCCGGTGTTAAACCCATACCTTACTAAAATTAAATCAGAAGATGAAGCAGTTGCAGAAAACGTAGCCCAATTTAACGCTAACCCCGATAAGTGGCGGGCAACGCACACTAACGTACACGGGTTACAAATCTTGCAAGCTACTATGCCTAAGCCGCAAGTGGCGGGCAGTAGTATTGTTAATATGAACCCTGTGGCGGGTCCAGTTGGCGCACCGATAGCTGGCGCGCCGCCAGTAGCTAACCTAGCAACAAATTTGTTAATTCCTGGCCCGAACAATACGATGGTTCCTAACCAACCGCTTATTGATGTACAGACGGGATTGAGAAAGGCAGGGGCGCCAAACGTCAACGTCAAGCTGCCTCCGGTTGAAGGCGAGTACGGCAAAACTTTTGCTAAAGGCATTGGCGAAGCTGACCTTAAATTACGTGGCGCCGCAATAGGCGCAAAAGATTTAGCCGCAAACGCTAACCAAACTTTAGCCTTACTTGAAAACCCGCAAATATTTACTGGCGGCGCGGCGGATATAAGGTTAGCTTTTGCAAAAGCGCTTAATGTAATTGGCGACACGGATGCGCAAGCTATAATCAACACGGAACAACTTATCCGAAGCACCGGCAAAGCCACGTTAGCTGCTATTCAACAATCAGGCCTTGGCACCGGGCAAGGTTTTACGGACAAAGATTTAAAAATGCTGCAAGGCGTCGAAGGCGGCACAATAGGGTTAAATGCCGATACGTTGCGCGCGTTTGCCACCGCACAACACAACGCGGCTACGGCCATCGTTAAACAGTGGGAAACGCGGCGCAAGGGTATTCCTTCGGCTGCGTTAAGCGGAACGGGGATCGACAAAGAAACGTATTCCATAGAACCAAAGTATTCGGCTACCCCAAGTAGTAAGCCGGATGTTTGGGTTAGGGGCGCTGACGGCAAACTGGTAAGACAATAATGGCTAAACCCATAAGTTTTGAAGGCCGGACAATAGAAGTTCCCGACGACGCTACCGATGCAGAAGTAGCAACGATCTTATCGTCGTATCCAAGGGCGGGGTTTGACACGCTCCCTGGTGGCGCGGCCATAGTTCAACCAAGGCAACCCGCGCGCCCGTTACGCCGCCCGGCTAGTGAAGTGCTAACCGAAGTTGCTGGCGCGGGGGCTTTAGGCGCGGGAATGGGGTTGGTAGCACCGGAAATAATTCAGGGTGTAGGCACCGTAGTTAAAGCAATACCGATACCGCAAGCGCAAGCTATTGGTGGTGGCCTTGATTTTTTAGGCCGCACGGCAAGGGCCGCAGGCCCGGCAGCGCGTGTAGTTTCCGGCGGGCTAAGTGGCGTAGGGTCTGAAACAGCGGGTCAATTAGCTGAAAGTGACTTAGCAAAAAGTATAGGCGCGGGGCCGGTTACGGCTGAAGCGGCGCGGTTTGTTGGTGGTGGATTGACACCCGAATTTGTGCGTTTTGCTGGCACTACTCTGGCTAACACGTTGTCGCATTGGGCTATGCCTGGTCGCTTAGACGCGGCGGCAATGCGAACAATGGCGGGGCAAATAAGCCGACAAATTAGCCGAACAACGGGGCAACCATTGTCCGAGTACGAGCAGGCGTATGTTGCTAAATTAGTTGCTGACCTTCAAGGTAGCCGAAAACCTGGCGACGCGTTAGGGGTCGTAGGGGCACAAATGCAAACCGGCGCGGAAGATGTTCTCCAAGCGGGGGAAAGACGCGCTGCCGATATTGTGTCCTCGGCAAAAACAAAATCGGCGTTGGATATCCAACGCGAAACGCAATTGGCTAACCAACGGTTAGCCGACGCAAAAGTTAAGTCCGGCGCGCTATACACCCAAGCTAATGCAACATTAAACGACGCAGAAGCCGCTGCGCGAGCAGAACTGGCGGCAGCGGAAAAAAGCGCGGAGCCGTTGGCAACAAGGGTTGATTATCTGTCTACGGTAAAAAACCAATCTACTGACGCAGCTAAACAAACGCGATTGGAGATTGGTAAAGAACGCCCTCTCGGCAATACCGAGATTGGCACGGAATTACGGGACGCGGCTGTTAAACGCGAAGGTGATTTTCGCACCGCAGCGTCTGATCGGTATGTGACTGCGGCGGCAGATGTAAAAAATGACGTGGCGAAGCTAGAAAAGGGGGGAATAACAATAGATAAAAACCCCGCGTATATAAAGTTAGTTGCTGACTTAGAAGCAGAATTGGTGCCGGGTAAAAACAGTAAAGACGTGGTTGCAGGGTATAAAAAAATACTTGACCAAATAACAGGGCCAGTATCGTACAACTCCATTGATCAATCACGAAAGTTATTGGGCGACTCTTTTGGCAATCCACGCATAACGGGATACGAAAGTTTAGAACGTAACGTCCAACAAGACATTTACAAACGCCTTCGGGACATACAAGTAAAATTTGCCGGGCCTAAAGCGGATCAAATGCTTAAAGATTACGCTGACTCGCGGCCAGAACTGGCGGTATTTGGGTCAAAAGCCGGGCAACAATTAACCGGCATGGATCGCGGTGCGTTGACGCAATTTGCCACCGACCCGTCCAAGATGCCCGGGTATTTCTTTAAGACACCTACGGCATTTCAAAATTTGGTTGAGCTTGTAGGCGATAAGACTTTAGCCACGCAAGCGGGCTTAGACCACATCACAGCAGAATTGGTCGGCAAAGATACCGTAGCCAAAGTGCGCAGTTGGATGACCACTAACCGGGAAATGCTTAATGCGGTGCCGGGGTCAAAAGCGGCGGTAGCTAAATATGCAAACGCTTTGGAAGCTGCCGAAAGGTCAAATGCGTCGATAGACTTAGAAATAGCAAAAGCAACGGCAAAACAAGCCAGCCTTCGCTCAACGGCAAAGTCCCAAGCGGCTGATATTACTACCGGCGGTGGCGTGCGACGCAACATTTTAGCGGAGACAGCCAAGGGTGTAGCAACGGCAGCGGAAGCCGAAAGCAACGCGCTAATTGCAAAAGCGGCAACCGAAGCAAAAGCCTTAACAACCGCCGCCGAAACTAAAGCGGGGGTTGTATCGCAGGAAAGCGCCGCCGCTGCGGATAAGATATGGAACCGCGCAAGCGCGTCGCCGCAGTTTAACGCACGCGCTTTAATTGAAACGGGCGATGCAACCCAATGGGCGCTGGTGGCCCCAATTATTCAACGCTCCCCCACGGGCAAACGCGATGTATACGACGCGTTGCGTCAAACCTTGGCAGATCAGTTATCTAGCGGAAATATAAAAGGGGCTACCCAACGGTTTAACGAAGTCATTACCCCCGCAATGGTAAAGACGGGAATGCTCAGTGAAAGCGCAATGCAAAACTTTGCAAAGCAATTGGCCGAAATTGAATCGCAGCGCATACCCTCCCAGGAAGCATTAGGTAAATGGAATCGTATGTTGTTACAAGCCATATCCGGGTATTCTAGTTCTCTTGGCTCCCGTGGCGCGAGCGCGGGGTTTTCGCTTGTGTCGGATATACCAGGTAATGCTCTTGCGCCAGACCAACAACGTCAAAACGCTCTTGCCCCGCAGTAGTTTAAAACACAACCGCAAAAAGAACATTACCAATGGAAAACCAGCACCTGATAAACGCTTTACTCGGCGGCGGTTTTACCGTCCTTGGCTGGTTTGCGCGGGAGCTTTGGGCGGCGGTCAAGGAACTCAAGGCCGATCTTGCAAAGTTGCGCGAAGATTTGCCCAAGGACTACGTTATTCGGATTGACTACCGCGAAGATATACGCGAGATTAAAACGATGCTGGCAAAGATATTTGAGAAGCTAGAAGCAAAAGCCGACAAATGAATCCGCTGGTCATATCAGGTCTGTTCTCTGCTGCCCAGTCTTTGATTGAGCGGTTTTTCCCAGATAAGGAGAAACAGGCCGCTGCCCAGCTTGAACTGCTGAAGATGCAGCAGAATGGAGACCTTGCCCAGCTTGCCGCAGAAACTGATTTGGCGAAGTTGCAAGTGCAGGTCAATCTAGAAGAGGCTAAGAGTGCCAATTGGTTTGTAGCTGGCTGGAGGCCGTTCATTGGTTGGACATGTGGTTGCGGTCTTGCCTATGTATCCATCATTGAGCCGTTAGCGCGGTTTGCTGCACAGGTTTGGTTCCGCTACACCGGGTCTTTCCCAGTCATAGACACCACGATAACGATGCAAGTCCTGCTAGGAATGTTGGGTCTAGCCGCCGCCAGAACTGTGGAAAAGGTAAGAAACGCAGAAGGCCATAGATGAAAGAAAAGTTGACATTTGTTGTTACAACAATGGTCAGTTTTACGCTGTGCGTTGTAATAGCCGGGATGGTGTTTGCGTTGTGTGTTGGACTGTTTGATCATGCAGTAGACAACGAAGATATATTCAAACTTTTAGGGCCAGCTTTTCAGACGATTATTGGTGGGTTTATTGGCCTGTTGGCGGGTATTAAATTTTCAGCACCAAATGAAGAAAGAGACCCTAGCGAATGATTACCGTAGACCAATATCTGGGGCAGCACCTACAGGGTCATGAGACGGAATTGACCGAAGATATCAAGACGAATGCTGCTATTATCTGCGGGCGGGCAAACCAGTTAATTGCAGAGTTTGGAGAAGACCGGAAGTTGCGGTCAGGCTGGCGGCCAGCGGCGGTCAATCACTCCGCAGGCGGCGCTAAATTATCTAAGCATATGCTGGGGCAGGCGGTAGATATTGAGGACAACGACGGGCGCCTAGACGCGTTCTGTAAGCAGAATATCGGACTGCTGGAGCAATTGGAATTGTGGCTAGAGGATGGGACTGCAACGCCAACCTGGTGCCACGTGCAATGCTTACCGCCCCGGTCAGGGCGTCGGTTTTTTATACCGTAGTGTCTCCTTGAGTTTGGCTTCCACATCCTCCATTAGCTGATGTGATTCGGGGTCAGCTAAACATTCACATGGGTCGGCACTTACCAAACAATCATTTTGATCATGCACTGTCAATGCAACCCAATGCTTTGGCATTCTGTTCATCAGCGCATACGCATCTAGCATCCGAATGATCAGTATTTCCCGCCCATCGCTATCGCTATAAATTGTTTCGTACAAACACTTGGCACGTACATATTCTTGAAAC